ATGCTGCATCTCGAGGGCCGGAAGCCCGCACCACACCACCAACTGCTCCTGGAACAATTACAGGCAATCAGCGATGGCACAATCGATCGGCTGATGATCCTGATGCCGCCTGGTTCAGCAAAATCGATCTATAGTTCAATATACTTTCCTGTCTGGTGGTTTACCCAGCATCCAGCCAGTTCCATTATTATGGTGTCACATACTGCCAGTCTGGCCGATCATTTCGGACGCCAGGCCCGCAATCTGGTGGCCGATCAGGCCGTCCGCCTGGGGTATGACCTGGCCCTCGGTAACCGCGCGAGCGGGCGCTGGCAAACCAGCGATCGTGGCGAATACTTCGCCTCGGGTGTGCATGGACCGATCACCGGACACCGGGCCGATCTGGCGCTGATCGACGATCCGATCAAGACAGTGTCGGACGTCAGCAATGCCCGGCTGCGCGAGGGACTGTGGAACTGGTATCGGTCCGAGCTGATGACTCGCCTGAAGCCAGGCGGTCGTGTCGTTTTGGTGATGACACGTTGGCACGAGGACGACATCGCCGGGCGGTTACAGGAACGCGAGGCCACTCAGTGGCGTATCCTTCGACTGCCCGCGTTGGCGGAAGCGGATGATCCACTCGGCCGCGACGACGATACGCCGCTGTGGCCTGAGTGGGAGAGCGAATCGAATCTGGAACGGAAGCGTACTTCGGTTGGCGAGCGTGTTTGGAATGCCATGTTCCAGCAAGCTCCGAAGCCAACGAATGGTGGTATTATTCGCACGAATTGCATCGACACGTTGGATGATCCGCCGGCCTTGAATTCGGGGCACACCGTGCGAGCCTGGGACCTCGCGGCGACGGTCGCAGACGGCAGTAGCGACCCGGATTGGACGGTCGGAATCAAACTGCAGGCTGAACCGCAGGGTCGATATGTGGTTCTTGACGTGGTGAGGGTGCGTGGCAGTCCGCACGAGGTGACCGAAACGATTGCCGCGACGGCCAGGCGGGACGGCATTGCGGTTCCGGTCGGCTTGCCCGAAGACCCAGGTCAGGCAGGCAAGACGCAGATTGCCTTTCTCTCCAACGTACTCCGCGGTTATCGTGTCAAATCGTCGCCTGAAACCGGGGCGAAGACAACGCGCGTGATGCCGGTAGCCTCGCAGATCGAGGCACGGAACTTCTGCGTCGTGCGTGCCACGTGGAATCATACCTTTCTCGAGGAACTCCGAGATTTTCCGAACAGTCGCAAGGACGATCAAGTGGATGCGCTGTCGCGGGCGTTTTCGATGCTGACCAGCACGGACGCCCCGGCGCGCCATCTCAACCTGCCATTCCTTTCCCGCTAATCGACCGTTACGCACCAACCATCTGAATGGTTGCGATTGGAACGCAATGTTCGACACCATCTGTAATTTGATCCCTCGGGACATCGACTATTCGCCGCGCACGCGCGCGCTGGATATCCTGCGTCGGGTCTTGAACGGTACATTCTACGACGTCTTGCCCTACCAGTTTCATGAGGAGAGAACCGCAGGGGGCGAATACATCCCACTGCGCAACCGGCGCCCGAGCGTGCGATACGCTCTTTGTCGTGTGGTTGTCGAAGACAGCGTGTCTCTGCTGTTCAGCGAGGGGCATTTCCCCACGATCGATTCAGCGGACCGCGATGTTGCAGCTGTTCTCGTGGACATCGTCAAGGAATCGCGACTCAACCAGGTGATGGTCGATGCGGCCTTGCGTGGTGCCATTGGATCTGTTGCCATTCTCTTGCGCGTGCTGCGGGGCCGCGTCTTCTTCGACGTCATCGACACGGTGTTCCTGACCCCGGCCTGGGACACAACGTCGCCAGATACACTTGTCAGTGTGACCGAGAAGTACAAGGTCCCTGGGTCTATCCTGGCAACGAGCGGCTATGAAATCGCGCAGCTCGATTCCGACTACTGGTTCATGCGGCGCTGGGATGCGCAGGATGAGATTTGGTACGATCCGAGCCTGGTTTCGCAGCCGGAAAATCCGGTGGTCGATGAGGCTCGGAGCGTGCATCACGGGCTGGGGTTCGTCCCGTTGGTATGGATCCGGAACCTTCCTGGGGCGTCAGCGACCGGCGATCCCATTGATGGTGCTTGCACATTCCGAGCCGCGATCGAAACGCAGATTGAAATCGACTATCAGCTCAGCCAGGCCGGCCGCGGCCTGAAATACAGCAGCGACCCCACGCTACTGATCAAGGAGCCGGCGACCACCGACACCGAGATCATCAAGGGCGCCGGCAACGCCCTCGTCGTGAGTGAAAACGGCGATGCAAAGCTGCTGGAGATTGGTGGCACGGCGTCGGCCGCGGTGATCGATTACGTGCGCACGCTGCGCGAAATGGCACTGGAAAGCGTGCACGGCAATCGTGCGAACGCGGATCGTCTCACGGCGGCACAGTCCGGTCGTGCGCTCGAACTGATGAACCAGGGCCTGATCTGGCTCGCTGATAATCTACGCATCAGTTACGGCGAAGGGGCGCTGCTCAGCATGGCCCGAATGGTCCTGCGGGCGGCTGAGCTTTATCCGCTGAGTGTGATGGGACAACCGATCGCGGACCTCGATCCAACGGCGCGCCTGACCCTGAAGTGGCCGCATTGGTATCCGGCAACCGCCGACGACCGGCAGAAAGATGCCCAGACACTTTCAACTCTTGCGGCAGCGGCACAGATCAGTCGCGAAACGGCGGTGAAGGCCATCGCCGATACCTACGACATAGAAGATGTGTCCGCGGAGCTGGCGCGGATTGACAACGATTTGCAGAACAATTCGGAGGCTTAATGTCAGACGATACGGTCGCGCCGACGACGGCAGACGATCAACTGTCCGATCTACGGGCCCGTGCGGAAGCACTGGAACGTCAGCTCAGCGAGGTGCAACTTCTCGCGGAATCGCGCCTGATCAAGGCGGAGCTGAAGGCCGAAGCGGTACGCGCCGGCATGGTCGACTTGGATGGCTTGAAGCTTATCGACACGACAAAGGTCAAGTTGACGTCCGAAGGCGAAGTCGAGGGCGCGTACGATCTCATGCTCCATCTGAAAAAGGCCAAGCCTTGGCTGTTTGGCGGGGGCTCGTCTTCCAGTGCATCGATGCCACCTCCCGCGCATCCGCCGCGCCAAAAACTCGCGACCGAAATGACCGACGCCGAATATCGCGCGGCCCGCGAGGCCCTGCTGCGGAACCGGGACTGAGCGCGCCGCGACTGCGTCGAGCCGACGGTTCGGCGCCATTCACATCAATTGATTGAGGGATTCCTGTAGATGGGCATTCAAAATTTTCCTGCCGCCTTGCAGCAGATCATTCAGCAAGGCTTCCTGGAGCGTGAATTCATGCAGGCGCTCCGCTCACGGCTCGGGTATCGTGCCTGCGCCGATCGCGCGCAGATTGCCGTGGGTATCGGCGAGACGCTGACCAAGACCCGTGCCGGTCTCAAGCCGAGCGTAACCACGCCCCTGGCCCCGGCCACCAACACGAACTTCGACAACGGTTTGTCACCCACGAACTGGGGTGTCGAGCAATACACCATCACGATCAATCATTACGCGGCGACGACTGATCTGAACATGGTCACCAGCCGCGTCGGTATTGCCTCCCAGTTCCTGCAGAACGCCTATGTGAACGGGGAGCAGGCGGCGCGCAGCCTGGATGAGCTGGCTCGCAACGCATTGTTCAACTCCTATTTTGGCGGCAACACGCGCGTTCGAACAACGCTGACGAGCGCGGGTCCGGCTGTGGCGGTCGACGATATTCGCGGATTTCAGATGGCATTCGTGAATGGTGTGCAGCAGCTGGTGAGCAGCAGCAATCCGCTGACGGTAACCGTTGGCGCCGACGCATACACGTTGGTCGCGGCCACCGCTGATACCACCAACGTATCGACAGCGCCGAGCGGTGTTTCGGGCGTGTTGACGTTCTCCGGTAATGTCATCGTGAGTGATGGCACTGCCGGCAACGCGGTCGTTGCCGCCAACGCGTCCGTCATTGTTCGACCGTCTCAGCGAAGTGCAACCTCCGCTCTGCTGGCAGGCGACACGCTGACGATGTCCAACCTGCTGGATGCGGTGTCGAAGCTGCGCATCAATGCGGTGCCCGATATTGATGGTGCCTATAACTGCTATCTCGACCCGGTGTCGGCACGCCAGTTGTTCGCCGATCCCGACTTCAAGCAGTTGTTCCAGGGCGCGACCTCCGCGAACCAGGTGTTCCGCAAAGGGTTGACCAACGATTTTCTCGGCTTGCGCTTCATGCCCACGACCGAGGCGTTCGTGCAGTCACACCCGACTCTCGCTGGCTTGCTTATTCGCCGCCCGATTATTTGCGGTCAGGGGGCGCTCATCGAAGGAGCCTTCGCCGGCATGGCAGCGCACGACGTGGCGCCGGCCGACTCGATTGTCTCGATGGTGGACGGGATCGCCATGGTCACGCGTGAGCCGATCGACCGCTTGCAGCAGATCATTGCGCAGTCCTGGTATTGGATCGGCGGCTATTGCGCGCCGTCGGACACCACCACCAACTCGACCACTATTCCCACCGCGACCAACGCTGCCTTCAAGCGTGCGGTCATGGTCGAGCACATCGGTTGAGCGACGGGAAGTAGCACAGTCATGGCGATCGGATCTGTTACCCCATTCCGTCCCACCGGGACGGTGTCGATCAATGCAACCACGACCTCCGCCAGCGTGCAGTTGGCGGGGGGAGGGGATACGGTCGTTGCTACCAACACCACAAGCGCACTCGCCTATGTGCGGTTTGGTGCCGATCCGTCAGTCGCTGCTTCGTCGGCCGATATGCCGGTTCTTCCGAATACGCGGGCGATTTTGGCCGTCAACAGCCTAATCTGTTACGCGGCCGCTTTGCTGGCATCGGGCAGCGGCGCGGTGCTGTTCACGCGTGGTGACGGCTCGTTCCTGTGATGTCATTCACTGACGCAGACAAGACGGACATCCGCAGGTTCTGCGGTTATCCGGCTTATGGGGCGGCGCCAGTCGGCTTCCAAACATGGCGCTTCTACCAAGTGTATGGGTTGCTGGAATTTCGCATGAACAACCTGTCGGACGCGGAAACCGCTGTCGTTTCCCGTTATCTGATCACGCTGCGGGGACTCGAGGCGGCAGTGCCTCGCTCCGCGGAGAACCTCGACACCGAACAGGCCGCGGTGTGGACCCACAATCACGACGAGACACGGGATCGCATCCGGCTGTTTGATGATTGGCGTCGCCGCCTGTGCGGTTTCCTGGGTCTGCCAGCGGGTCCTGCGCTGACCGATGGCGGTATCAGTCTGGTGGTGTGAATGGACGCCGTGCGCCTGCAGGACCGTGTTCGCTGGGGCCTTAATGTGGCCGCGAGATCTTTGGGACAGTCCACCGACGCGTATCGGCCGCGAGGGCCACTGGATCCGCTGGACCCGGTGAACCGGTACCTACGGCTCCACGCGGTGTTTACGCCCCCCGATGGCTCGTTCACGCGGGCCAACGGATACGGCGCTGCTCTGTGGCAAGGCTTGTTCGATGCGGCCTATACACGCGTTGGCGATTATCTCGTGCAGGCTGGCGGCACGTGGTTTGTTGCTGCCCAGCAGGCATTGTTGCCCGTCCTTTGTGTACGCGCCACGCGGGTTGTGTCGCTTGCACGTCCGGCAGCACCGTCTAGCAGCGGCGTGAATACTTATGGTGGAACCACCGCGGCCACTAACACTCCACTGCTCAACAACTGGCCTGCCAACATCATCGGCGCGTCAGGAGGCGGTACTCCGACAGCAGATCTTCCCAGCGATGCGTCCGTCCCATACTGGACGGTTCTGCTGCCAGCGATCCCGGGCGTCACGTTGCAGTTGGCCGACATCATGACCGATGACCTTGGGCGCAACGCCGTGGTCGCGGCGGCTGAGCTGTCGGATCTCGGTTGGCGGTTGAGTGTGAAACAGGCGACAACCTGATGGCGGACGAATCGGACGTTGAAACCGCTTTGGTCTCGCTGGCCGCAGCCGCTCTGTATCCGAACGGTACCGGAGCACCGAGCGTGCCTGGCCCCGACTGTCGTGTCTATCGCGGATGGCCGAATGCATCTGCCCTGAACGCAGATCTGGCAGCAGGGCTGATCAATGTCACGATTTTTCCTGTCCACGGCATTACCGCTCATGCGCGGACGACAACGCGTTATGCCCCAGTGTGGTCTGTCCAACCTGTTCAGCCAACGCTGACAGTGACCGTGTCAGGCGCGAACGTCACATTTGGTGGGGCTGCCGATTTGGGGCAGGTCGCGGGCATCCTCATCTCTGGCCAAGGATATAGCTATCGCACGCAGGTCGGCGACAGCCCGGCTCTAGTGGCTGCCAATTTGGCCGAGTCGATTCGCGCGACCACGATCGTTACGGTATCTGGCAGCACATTGACTATACCAAATGTCGGTATCTTGCAGGCACGTGTGGTTGCAGACGCCACGGCTCAACAGGAAATACGCCGACAGGAGCTCAATTTTCGCGTTACGTGCTGGTGTCCGACACCAGCGACGCGCGACGTTTCCGCCACTGCGATAGACATCAGCCTGGCACAGGTTCCATTCATTTCTCTCCCCGATGGATCGTTGGCCAGGATGACCTATTACGGAACGGCCGTACTCGATCAGTCTGAAAACGCACTGCTGTACCGCCGCGATCTTCTCTATCGCGTTGAATATCCCACCATGCTGACAGCGTCGCAGCCCGCGATGCTGTTCGGTGACCTCCTGATTAATGCGGCAGATTTCACAGTCTGACATTCGGAGAAGACATGGATATGCATTTGGTCGTCGTGATGCCATTTGGTGGCTTCGCGCGAGGCGACATCATCACTGATCCGACGAAGATCGCCCAGGTATTGGCCGGAGAGCACGCCCACGCTGTCGTGCGGGTTCAGCCTTCGCCGAGCAAGGAGGGCTAGGTCCATGCCGATTGTTCAGCAAGGCAGTTTGAACACGACGGCGCTCGTCGTACCAGACCTGTACGTCCAGATCGTTCCGCCACAGAACCTGGTGTTGAATGGCGTCCCGACAAATGTCGTCGGCGCTGTCGGGACGGCGTCCTGGGGGCCCGTCGCTCAGCCCGTCATTGTCGCAACCATGGCTGATTACGCGCAGAATTTTGGACCCGTGATGGCGCGGAAATATGACATGGGCACCCAGGTTGCTGTCTCGGTGCAGCAGGGCGCACAGAATTTTCGATGCATTCGTGTGTCTGATGGAACTGACACGGCCGCACAGACTTTGGTTCTCGGGACGACGTTTACGTTCACCGCACTCTACACTGGTTCGCTGGGAAACAACCTGGCACTCGCGCTGAATCCTGGATCGCAGCCGAATACATGGCGTCTGACGGTCGCTCTGCCGGGCCTGATGCCCGAGGTCTACGACAACATCGGAGGCACGGGCGCGACGTTCTGGACGGCGCTGGCAGCCGCGGTCAATACCGGTCAGGGCATTCAGCGTGGTCCTTCGCAGTTCGTGATTGCCAGCAGTGGTGGTGCAACCGCGGTGCCGGCGGCCTTTTCCGTCACGCTCGGCACCAGCACCCCAGGCACTGATGGTGCGAGCAGCGTCGCCGCCAGCCAGTTGGTCGGTAGCGATACGCTTCCGCGTGCTGGAATGTATGCATTGCGTGGCCAGGGCTGCGGCATCGCGCTGCTGGCCGACGCTGACGATGCGACTCAGTGGACCACGCAGGCGGCGTTCGGCCTGCAGGAAGGCGTCTATATGATCCTGACCGGTCCGGCGGGGGACACTATTCAGAACGCGGTCAACACGATGCAACAGGCGGGCCTGGACAGCTATGCGGCCAAGCTGATGTTTGGCGACTGGTTGTGGTGGTCTGACAGTGTCAACAATACTGTACGACTGGTCTCTCCCCAGGGCTTCGCCGCGGGCCGATTGGCCAATCTGTCACCGGAACAGTCGAGTCTGAACAAGCCGCTGTACGGGGTCATCGGCAGTCAGAAGTCAGGCGCTCCTGGTTCCGGGCAGGCGACATCCTATTCGCTGGCGGATCTTGCGGTGCTGCTTGGGGCGGGTATCGATGTGATTGCGAACCCGCAGCCGGGTGGAAATTACTGGGGTGTTCGCGGTGGGCATAATTCGTCATCGAACCCGTCGACGAACGGCGACAACTACACAAGGTTGACCAATTACATCGCGGCGACGCTGGCCGCGGGGATGGGGCTGTATGTGGGGCAGGTCATCAACGCAAACCTGTTCCAGCAAATCCGAGCGACTCAACTCTCCTTCCTGCAGAACATGTTCAATCAGGGGCTGCTCGGTAGCGTGGACGGAAGTCTGCCGTTCAGCGTCATCTGTGACACCTCGAATAACCCATCAAGCCGGACCGGGCTCGGATACGTTCAGTCCGATGCACAGGTTCAGTATCAGGCGATCAACGAGAAATTCATTGTCAATATTGAGGGAGGGCAAACCGTTCAAGTGTCTGTCCAAACCCTGCCAAGTGGCCAGCCTTCATAAGGAGATTGTATCGTGGCGCTAACCAATTTCTCGATCGGTCGCGATACCCAGCTCGTTGTGATGGGGCCGGCGGGTCGTGTTGATTTGACGCATGTCACTGGCTTCGAGTCGCGACAATTGACCCAATCGGTTCGGGTAGACCGGCTGGATGGGACCCTGATGGGGACGGAAATCCCCAAAGGCTGGGAAGGCAGTTTCGAGATTGAGCGCGGTGACTCGACCGTTGACGACTTTATCGCCAGCGCGGAACTGCAGTATTACAGTGGAAATGTTGTGCCGGCTGGGTTCATGTATCAGTATGTATCGGAAACGGACGGATCAACATCGACCTATGAATATGACGGTGTCGTATTCAAACTTGTGAATGCGGGTCAATGGAAGGGCGACAGCGCTGTCAAGCAGAAGCTGGAGTTCTTCGCGGCGCGGCGGAGACGGATCTGATGACCCCATCGGAAGCCATCGTTGCGGTGGCCACCACAGCGTGGACAGTTACAGATACGAATGGGCGGCGCCTCACGTTTCGCCGGATGACGGCGCTCGACAAGCTTCGCTTGTTTAAGGCAGCGGGCCCTTACCTGGCCCAGAACCAGCCGTGGCTCGGCATGGCTATGCTGGCCTGCTCGGTCGTCGCACTCGATGATGTGCCTGTGCCCCCCGCGACCTGCGAGCAGCACATTGAAGCCATGGTGTCGCGACTGGGCGACGCGGGCATTGCCGCCGCCGCGGATGCTCTTGGGGCTGGAATCCAGCCGGATCCATCAGAGATGGCGACCTCCGCGGGAAACTGAGTAGGCACCCTGACCTGATCGACTGTCTGTTCCTGGTCAGGAACGGGGTGCCATTCGACGTCGCTTTCAGCTTGCCACCCGACGAACGACTGGCCTGGATCGTTGCGCTCGGCACGATCGACGGTCGCGATTTTGACTGGAGCGTCTTGAAGTGGAGGGAAGGGCCGTGATCCGTGTCGATGGATTGCGGCAGCTCCGCACTCAGCTTGAACGCATGGACGTCGAGGCGATAGTGCAGGAGGCTCTCATAGGGTTCGCCGACACCAATCTGGCTGAGGCCAGTCCGAGCATCCCCGGTGAAGGACTCGTGACCCAAGATTTCGAGGACGCCCAACTTCCGACCGCCGTAGACCGATCCGCACGAAATCGCGGTCTGGATGGATTACGACAAGCCAGAGGCCTTGATCTGGACAGGGGTACACCGGCGCTATCGACACCATCGCCTTCGGATCTGGCCACGGATCGGTTGGGTCCAGTCCTTGCGGAGAGAATTGCGGAAGCATTCGCGCGGCTATTGTCCGAAAGCTAGATCATGGCTGACCCCTATACCGTCGGTATCGCACTCGCCTTGGACAACGGCGTGTCTGAGGGATTGGCCTCCATCTGCCAGGATTTCGGTACGCTAAACCGCGCGATTGACAACAGCGCGACGGGATTGAAGCAACTTCGCCAGATCGCCGATCAGATGAAGGTCGGGTCGATCCCGCGACAAGCCGCCCCGGGCCTTCCCTGGTCGCCAGTAAGCTTACCCGGCAATGCGCACGTCCGATTGGCAAGCCCACCGGCCGCAGAGGACGCTCGTCTGTCGAATAACCAAGGACATGCTGGTCCATTCATTCAACTTGGACCCGGGGCTCAAGGCGACGTGTCCGCATTATCAAGATCTGGAGCAACAGGCCAATCGGCAACTGCACCCGCGCAGAGATTGAAGACCTCACTTTCCGTTTCGCCTGCGTCGTCGCCGGGTGTTGTCAGTGCCGCTGGCAACGCCGAATTCGATCGAACGGCTGTCTCGCCTGCTCGCGTGTTGGATCGAGTGCAAACCTGGCTTTCACGATCTGATCCCTCGTCGTCCCGTCTCGCCGTGGGACCAATACCTTCGAAGGGAATGGATCGGTCGGCCAATGTCGCACCGATGGTGGAGCCACAGCCACCGAGACAACCTGTCGGGTCTGCGGACAATTCCGGTTCGGATAAAGAGCAAGATTCCCACGGATTGGCTGCAATGAGTGCGCCGCGTTCGCCGGCGAAGCAGACGCCGACGGCGTTTGAGGCCGCGCATTCGCCATCGCCGGCGACCCAGTCGACTGCCGTATTCCCTGTTCTCCCATCGTCTGTGCCCCCGCCTGCGGAATCTCAGGGGGCGCCCTTGCAGGGAGACGTGTATCTGGACGGCACACTGCTCGGAAGATGGATCGTGGACCATCTCACAAGATCCATGGACCGCCCAAGAGCTGGCATAACAGGGTTTGATCCTCGCCTGACGGCTACTTGGCCAGGCGCACCAATCGGAACGTAGGCGGGACGATAAACTGTCAGGTGCGGTACTCATTCTTGGGCCGGTCGAATTCCAGGATTTTGAGGTGCCGGCCAGAATCAATTTTGGAGGTACCCAGCGTCTCGCGATCCATTATCTGTCCGATGGAACAAAGGTGATAGATGCCCTCGGACGCGACGACGCGGACATATCATTTTCCGGAAGCTTTTCTGGTCCAGACGCGACGCTGCGGGCGCGCGTACTTGATGAGATGCGCGTGTCGGGAGAGATATATCCCCTGTGTTGGGATGTCTTCCTCTACTCGGTCGTGATCAGGCGGTTTGAGGCGGACTACAGGACTGGCTGGTGGATTCCGTATCGGATGACCTGCGCGGTTCTGCGGGATGAAGCCAGCGCTCTTATCGAGGCAATTGCGTCGGCCGCGGAGAGCGTGCTGGGAGATGTCGCAAGTGCGGAGGTGTACACGGCCACAGCGGGCGTAGATGTGTCGGGAACGTCCGCATTGCTCGATCAGCCCAATGCCACCACGCTGGGTACATCCGCCTATTCGGCAGCCACGGTGGCTTTGGCTCAGACCAACTCGAGCTTGGATAATGCGACAGGCGCTGCTTCGGTTGCGCTCTCCGGCGCAACGGTTGTGACGGCAGGAGGGCCTATCCCTGCGATCCCGATCCTGAATGCGGCGGTTTCAACCGCTGGTCAGTTGAGTGCAGCGGTGACCGCTCGGTCCTATTTCGGCAGAGCCGCGCGTAATCTGGCAAATGTGAGTACCTGAAGGTGATGACACTTACAGTTGTTGGTGGGAATCTGTTTCAGCTTGCTGCTCAGCAGCTGGGCGATGCGACACAGTGGATACGGATCGCACAACTGAACGATATTCTCGATCCAGTCATATCGGGACCGGTCTCACTTCTGATACCCGATCTGATTGTCTATAGCGGCGGCGGCATCGCCTCGCAATGATACCTATGCTGCTCCCGCGCAGGCCGACATCTCGCGTCCTTGTGAATGGCTGCCTGGTGCCGGGTCTTATCGAAGCGGAGGTGTCGACAAACAGCCATCTTTGTGCCGACAGGTTTGACGCAAAGATCGCGTTGGCCGTAGGCACGCCATATGACGCCGCATTCTGGGCCAGCCAGACTGGCGTGCAAATTGAAATCCTCATGAGCCTCGATGCAATGAGCTTCAATAGTATGATCACGGGCGTTGTGGACACGGCTGTCATTGATCCCATCGGCGGGATACTCCGAATTACGGGCCGCGATCTTTCCGCGAAGTTAATTGAGGCGCATACTCAAACAACATTCTCCAACCAAACATCAAGCGAGATTGCAACAACGATAGCCCAACGGCACGGTCTAAGTCCGAACGTCACCCCCACAAGCACGCTCGTGGGGCGGTACTATCAGAGTGAACACGACAGGATTACTCTGGATCAGTACACCTCAACGACTACCGACTGGGATCTGCTTGCATCGCTCGCCCGGAATGAGGGGTTTGCATTGTCGGTCACCGGAGCGACGCTGAATTTTGGTTCGCTGATACCATCTGCCACGGCGCCTTGCATAATTACTCCTGCCGATTGCATCAGTCTTTCTCTTGAAAGGCACCTCTCCTTGGCAGGAGATATCGAGGTTACTGTCAAGAGCTGGAATTCCTATCAAAAGAACGCGTTCGTGCAATCTGTGCAAAGCAACGCGCAGAGCGGTGCGGAGACCGGAGCAGGTGATCTGGCTCGGCGCTATGTCTACGTCTACCCGAATCTGACGCCGACCCAGGCTCTCAACTTTGCTCAAGAGAAGCTGTCGGAACTGACCGCGCATGAGTGCACAATCGAGGCACTTTTGCCCGGAGAGTTGCAACTGACCGCGGCCTCCACATTCGCACTCATTGGGACAAGTACAGAATTCGACCAGGTGTACCAGATTGAATCGATCGATCGGCGAATGAGTTCAAAGGGTGGGTTCACTCAGCGCATCCGAGCACAAGCGGCGAGTCCGGGACAGGATCCCATCAGTTCATAAAGCTGAGGTCGGCGAATTCACCATGGACAGATTTCTGAACGTCATAAAGGCGCACGCGAGCGCTTTGGATCACGGTGGTGGTCAACCTCGATTTGCGATCGTTACATCTGTCAATAATCTCACCGCGACAGCGCGGGTCACGTTGCAACCCGAAGGGGTCTTGAGCGGGTGGCTGCCGATCCTGTCTCCCTGGGTCGGCGCCGGATGGGGCATGGTATGTTTGCCAGCTCCCGGCGATCAGGTCATGGTTCTGGCTCAAGAAGGTAGAGCCGAACACGGTGTGATCGTTGGCAGCGCCTTCAGCAATGCACAATCTCCACCAGCTGCGCCTGTTGGGGAACTATGGCTTGTTCATAGCTCCGGCAGCTTCATCAAGCTGCAGAACGACGGCACAATCCAGATCAGTGGAGACGTGCACGTGAACGGCGACATATATGATCAGCACGGTCCCCTTTCAGGTCTTCGAGACCACTACAATGCCCACACACATATCGATTCACGTGGCGGGACAACATCGACTCCCTCTCCAACGGATTGACGACGAATGGGCGACGTATCTCTCATCTGGGGCGCTGATCTCGCGGTGTCGGCCACAGGTGACATAGCAACCTCCTCGGGAGCCGTCGGCACACAGCAGCGCGTTATTCGGCGTCTGCTGACGAACCCGGGAGATTACATCTGGCAGCTGGGTTACGGTGCGGGGTTGGCACAGTTCGTTGGACAACCGGCAAACGAACTCTACATCAAGGCAGTCATTCGTAGTCAAATATTCAAAGAATCTGCCGTCGCCCGATCACCCGAGCCGGTGATCCAGGTGCAGGTCTCGCCCGGCGGAAGTACCGGCACGATCTATGTGCAAATCCAGTACACTGACGCGTTGAGTGGTGGGACCCAGACGTTGTCATTCTCGGTGGGTAGCTAGTTCATGCAACTTCCGCTCCAGACCTTTGCAACGCTCGTTCAGAACATGGCCGCGGCCGTGCAATCGGCGGCGACGACACTGATTGATCTGACCGTCGGGTCTGTGCTTCGAGCCATCCTGGAAGCGAACGCTTCCGTTGCCTTGTGGATGCAATGGCTTATTCTGCTGGTGCTTCAGACAACCCGTGCGGCTACGAGCAACGGACCAGACCTCGACAGTTGGATGGCGGATATGTCGCTCATCCGCCTTCCCGCCGTTCCGGCAGTTGGCATGGTAACGTTCTCCCGATATGCCACGACGGTATCCGCAGTCGTGCCCTCCGGGGCACTGGTCAAGACAACGGATGGCGTGCAGACCTTTAGTGTAACGATTGACACAACCAATGCCGCGTGGACCGCGACGCTGAATGGCTACACAATCGCGGCCGGACAGAGCGCGCTGACTGTTCCGATTGCGGCACAGGTGGCAGGAAGCGCGGGCAATGTGCTGGCCGGGTCAATAACGCTGCTGGCCACGGCAATTCCGGGTGTGGATCTGGTCACAAATGCGGCGCCGACTCAGAACGGCGCCGATGCAGAGACTGACGCTGCGTTTCGTGCGCGTTTTGCCAATTATATTTCGAGCCGCGCCCGCGCCACCATAACTGCCATCCAATACGCCATATCCAGTGTTCAACAAAATTTGGATTTCACGGTCGTTCAGAACATTGCCCCGACTGGGAACACGCAGCTCGGAAACTTCGTCGTTACCGTGGATGATGGCACCGGATATCCGCCCCCAACCTTGATTGCGACCGTCTACGGTGCCGTGGATGCCGTCAGGCCAATTGGCTCCACGTTTTCAGTTCAGCCTCCGAGCGTCATTCAGGCGAATATCTCTCTGATGATATCAGTGACGGCATCCGCGCAGAAGCCGCAGCTACTGGGGCCCGTCGCGGCGGCACTCACGAGTTTCATCAACGCTCTGCCGATCGGGCAGGCATTACCCATAACGCGCATCGCGCAGATCGCCTACGACACCAGCACGTCGATCACAAATGTGACATTTCCGCAGATTAATGGCGAAGCGGCCGATCTCGTACCGGGCGCAGCAGGCGTGATCAAATCCGGTACCATTTCGGTGAATTGATATGACGGGCGATCAAGCGGATTTCATGGGGCGCCTCAGGACGGTTTTGCCACGTTGCTGGTTCGCGGACGAGACGCCGGTGCTTGACAGTGTGTTGAGTGGCCTGGCTGATGCATGGGCCTGGATATACAGCCTGCTTCAATATGTGAAATTGCAATGCCGCATCGGTAACGCAACGGATATATGGCTCGACATAATCGCGTTCGATTTCTTCGGTGGTGGCCTCTGCCGACGCAGCGAAGAATCTGACGATGCGTACCGCGTTCGCATCAAGGCTGAGATATTCCGCGAACGTGGAACACGAAATGCCGTTATCATCGCGCTAACCGAACTCACCGGTCGCCAACCCGCTGTATTCGAACCGGCGCGCGCCACCGATACAGGCGGATACGGCTCGGCGGGCGGAAGCGGTGGCGGTGTCGGCTACGGTACCGGCGGGGGCTGGGGCAGCCAAGAACTGCCATTCCAGTGTTTCATCACGGCCTACCGGCCCGCTGGTGGTGGCGTCAGTGACGTTGCCGGATGGGGTGCGTCCGCCGGCGGTTACTGCGTGGGCGCAGTCGAGTACGCCACATTGAACATGGTACAGGCTCAAGTCACCGACGCGGATATCTACCAGGTGGTGTCGAGCGTGATGCCGGCGGCCACTATCGGCTGGACGCAAATTACCAACTGAAATTTGGTACGGAGAGTTTCATGGATAGAGGCATTGTGTATCCTGGCGGCATTCCGCTGGATACTGACCTGCTTTCGGCGAATCTCAATTCCATGATCGCCATTGGATACTTGGCCCAGGTCGTGTTGGGGCAGGGTGCGATTGTGGATGGCCTTGCCTGTATGCCGACCGCGCCAGCGTCGATGACCGTGACTGTTGGACCAGGTAGTCTGACCCAGCTCAACGTGATCGATATGATGGGCTATGGCTCGTTGCCGGCAAACACGGCGAGCCCGTTGGTGAAAATGGGCATCAACGTCGTGCCGACCACATTCACGTTTGTCGCGCCGACTATATCAGGTCAGTCAACCAATTATCTCATTGAAGCGTCATTCCTGGAGAGCGATGTCAATCCGATCGTGTTGCCGTATTACAATGCCGCCAACCCATCGCAGCCTTATACCGGACCGGCCAATTCTGGCACCGCTCAAAACACACAGCGCATACAGAGGGTGCAGTTGGAGCTGAAGGCAGGTGCGCCGGCCGTTGCCGGGCAGCAGCAGACACCTGCCGTGGATGCCGGATGGGTCGGTCTCTATGTCCTAACGGTGAACTACGGTCAGACCTCGGTCACACAAAGTAGCATCACAGTATATTCTACCGCGCCGTTCCTCACATGGAAGCTTCCGCAACTGCGACCTGGCTTCGCCTCCGGCGTTCAGACGTTCACGGCAACCGGAACCTATGTTGTGCCGGCGGGTGTGACGCAGGTGGAGGTTGAACTTTGGGGGGGCGGTGCGGGTTCGTACGCATCGTACAGCACCGTTCCGAGCGGTGGCGGAGCAGGCGGAGGCTATGCGCGAAAGCGCGTCGGAAATCTCACGCCCGGGCAGACCGTCACCGTGACGGTCGCAAGCGGCGGCATCGGCGGCACTGCGTCTGGTGGTGCACCGACAGCAGGCGGCACCACGAGCTTTGGGACGTATGTCAGTGCAACGGGCGGAAACCTTAATTCAATGGCGACGGTCTCTAATCCCCTGAATGGCGCCACTCCGGGTGGTATCGGCGTCGGGGGCGATGTCAACATCTCCGGCTCCTCCGGACAGGCAGGGCTCATGAACCAAGGTGGCCTTGGTGGTGCGGCCCCCATGGGTGGCGCACAGAACAGTGGCACATTTGGTGTGGCTGGGAACTTCCCCGGCGGAGGGGCTGCGGGTGCCGGCACCGGTGCGAACAGTGCAACGCCCTACAACGGCGCGGCGGGCGCGGGGGGCCTTATCGTTGTCAGATGGTGAGCCTGCCTGAGGTCATAGACAGTAGGAATCGGGTTCGCGTCTGTACGAAGAACGAAATGAATCCGATGTCACCTGAATTGAATCAACAAGTAGTGCAAGCGGCGAGGTTTTGATGGCCACACCTGCAACTCACGTTTGGAAGCCAAGCAGCGCGCGATCGGTTGTGATCGATAGCTTCGTTCCTGTGCCTCGTGGTTCAACGGCGGTATCGCCGCCGTTGCTGAACTGGCCGACTAAGGATCCGGGCGATACGTTGGACTATCAACTGGATATTTCGCCGGCCGTCATCGGCAATTTCGGCGATTCTATCGCAACGCTCGACGTGACCGTCTCACCGAACAATCCAGGTGACCTTACCGTAACAAGTGTGACTGCAGATGGTCCTCGGGCCGTATTCTGGCTAACCGCAGGACAGACCAATACTGTATACACCATTACAGTATTGATCAGTACGGTCAGTGGTCGCACGCTGCAACGAAGTATACTTCTTCCCGTTTTGTATCTGTCAACGCCCTACGTACCTGCTGGTGCGCTTGATACCGATACCGGCTCCGTCGTAACGGATCAAAATGGTAACCCGATCCTCGTTCCGTAGGCTTGATTTGATGCGAGTGGTCTGCGTCCGATTTGGTCGCAATATCCGCCACATTATTTTGTCGTGGTCTCTCACATACTACACTGTCCGGAGCAGCTTCGTATTATGCCAACGATAGACCAGCTGGCGGCGGCAACGGCCGCTTCTGATACCGACGAGCTGATGGCCAGCCAAAGCGGTATTGCTCGGAAAATTACCCGCGCGCAGATTGTATCAGGTACTCAGCCGCAGATATCCGTGGCAACAGGTTCATTGTTGGGTCGGATAAGCGCGGGCGCGGGCGAACCCGAACAGATCGGTATCGGCGCCAATCTGACTCTGACGGCCGGTACGTTGTCGGCAAGTGCAAGCCCGTTCCAGATTTCGTCATTGCCTTCTGGGAACGTACCGGCAGTAGGCGATAGTGTGGCGCTCGGGCAATCCGGCGGTAACGTCGCAGTGACTTATGCCCAGTTCATGGCTGGCCTACCAAATGTTCCCAATCTGAGTGCTTCTCAACTGGTAGTGACTCCGACAGGTGCCACACAGCAGCAGAAATTGTCGGACTATGCCGCGAGTACACTACCCAAGTCCGGTGGGGCACTGACGGGTCCACTGACGCTGGCCGCGGATCCATCAACCGCACTGCAGGCGGCGACCAAGGAGTACGTCGACACACGAGTGCTGCGTGCGGGCGATACGCTGACAGGGTCTTTGACCTTGGCAGGCGATCCATCCGCTCCACTGCAGGCGGCCACCAAGGAGTATGTCGACACGCGTGTGCTCCGCGCCGGCGATACGCTGACCGGTCCATTGACTCTGGCCAGCGACCCGACCGTTCCGCTTCAAGCTGCCACCAAGGAGTATGTCGACACACGTGTGCTACGCGCCGGCGATACGCTGACCGGCCCGTTGATCCTGGCCAGCGATCCGTCTGCTCCTCTACAAGCCACGACCAAGGAGTACGTCGATACGCAGACGTCTACGAACCTGCCAAAGGCGGGAGGCACACTTACAGGCGCGCTCATTCTTGCTTCGGACCCTTCCGCGTCACTGCAGGCCGCATCGAAGCACTATGTGGATTCGCAAGTCGCGACGGCGCTGCCGTTGGCTGGTGGAGTGGTGAGCGGAGCCATCACCCTTCCGGGCAATCCGACCAGCGCCCTTCAGGTCACACCTAAGCAGTACGTTGATTCCGCGGTCGCCGGGGCGTTGCCTTTGTCGGGCGGGACCATGACAGGTCTCTTGACGCTCGCTGCCGCACCCACTGCCAGCCTTCAGGCTGCCACGAAGTCGTATGTCGATACCAAGCTGGTCGGTTCTGGTGGAACAACAGGCGGACCGTTGTCTCTGGCGCAGTCATTTACCGGATCATCTGTCCCGTCCATGCTGGTGGCCAGCCGGGCGCAGTCAAGTGTCGGTGATAGTCCTCTCCTCAGCTCCGCGCTGACTGTGGCAATGTCTGGCGGAGCGCCATATTCCAACGCCAATTTGCTTTTGACCACCACCGTTGGCAGCGTTCTGAACTCGGGTGGCAGCGCCGCTGATGGAACGTCGGCCGAGGTTTACTCACTGGTCAGCTATCTTAACTCCAGTGCGCTGCGACCTCTCAATGTATCGCCTGTTGCGGCCCAGCATGTTTCGGTTCAATCCGCGCCGACAAGAAGTCTGCCCCCCGGCGGGGTGCCAACCGGGCGACAGATGGCCGAACTGTGGGCGCTTTGGCTGCCCACGGTCGATACGACAAATCTGCCTTCGTCAATCACCAATTCCATTACGGCGAACGAGTCAGATTTGCAGGCTAACAATGTCGATGACGCAAACGGTCGCTTTGGCCTGCAGCTCATCGTCAATGAAGCGGTGCCTCTCGCCTCCGGGGGCTATCCGCTTGAATGGGCATACGGCATTCTCACCAGCACCAGCCCGACAGGGCAGTTCAAATGGATGGCGAATCTTCAGGGTAACTATTCGATCGCCGTCATCGACACGCGTAATGCATTCCCCAACGGTACGGCAAAAGCCGCCCCCACAATCACGACCAGCCTGACAAGCCCAAGCACCACGGTTCATGTCACCAATGTGCTGCCATTCACGTCTGCTGGGGTGTATGGCTCTCCTGTTTCCTCAAGCAATACGGCGCAGATAAAAATCGGAACCGGAACGTATACGCAAACCGGATACAGCTTTGACGGCCCAGGCCTCACATCGGGAACACTGACCTTCTCGTCAGCCGTCCCTACGGCAAACGGCGCCTCAGGCATGGTCGTTACCAACTATAGCCGAACGATATGGATGGCCACGGGCCAGCAGATTGCGTTCGATTACGGAGGCACGATCAACGCCTTTTATGACACAAGCGTCAGCGCCCTGCACATGACGAGCCAGATCCTCGCGGATGGCGGATTGCTGCTCGACCACAATAGTGGCACGGTGCTTTTCTGGAGCAGCACTTCGAGCGCGGCGCAATTGCAGGGCAATCTGACTGTCTCAGGCAATCTCTATACGCCTAATAACCTGACAGCGGGCGGTACGACGTATCTGGCCGGGCCCGTTACGGTGACAAGTACGTCCACATTTAACAACGCGAGCACTTTTCAAAGTCTGGTCACAATGAACGGCGGATTGACCGTCGCTTCTGGTGCCCTGTCCGCACGGAGTGGCCTTACAGTCACTGGCGGTCCAATCAATCTTCCCACTTATACCGTGGCCGCGTTGCCAAGCGCGTCCGTTGGAGCCATGGCGTACGTCACCAATGGACGAAAGGTCGGCGAGGCTGCCGGCAGTGGCACCGGGGTTCTGGCGGTGGCGGGCAGCAGTGGTCAATGGACATCCGTCATGGGTGGGACCGCGGTTGCTGCCTGAGACATTCCGTTCACGGATTCAATCAATCGCCTTTCGTTCGAGGTTTAAATGCCAACCATCGGTCAGCTTCCTGCACTCGGTCAGGTGGACCCAGCGGACGAAATACCACTCAGCCACGCCGGTGCGGCGCAATCGGTGAGCGTCAGCACATTGCTGGCGACCACACAACCAGCCATACAAGCGCCGACCGGCACCTTGCTGGGACGCGTCAGTCTGGGACCAGGAGGGCCAGAGCCCATCGTGGCCGGAATTGGCCTGGTACTTCAGGGTAGCTCTCTGGATGCCACCGGAGGGGATCACGCGAGCTTCCCAATCGAGAGCACCTTGCAGCCGACGGACCAGGCTGTTCTGTCCTCCGGTGGATCACCCAGACTGCTGGAGCTGTCGCTCTTGCGAGGCTTGTTCTCCGCCGGGGCAAATATCCAAATCGACCCTTTGGGAACCATATCGGCGGCGACTGGCAGTGGTGCAGCCATAAGCGGATCTTACAGCATCACCGCGCTGCCTGCCGTGACCACGATCTCGCAAGGCGACCTGGTTGGCATCAGCCAAGGTGGAAGCGATCACGTCATCAGCTATCAGAATTTCCTTGACGGTCAGACCATTGATGAAGCGCAGCCTGCCGCGACCGTATCCGCCAGCGATATGACCTGGGTCGCTCAGGGAAGCAGTACGATGGTGCGGCAAACCTTCGCGGCGATCTGGACGTGGATAGGGCTCAATTTGCCATCGTACAAGGCGCCCGTCATCGAAATAACCACCAACACAAATCTCGATACGACGGTCCACAACGGTCGGATCCTGGTGTGCAGTCAGCCGGTCGTATTGACCCCCATATTTGCCAATATGGGCGCGGGTTTTGCCTGCTCAGTCGTGAACCTGAGCGGATCAGGTGTCACTCTTGGCACGGGCATCATGACATCGACCGGTACATCTTCGCTCTTGCCAAACCAATCCTGTATCATTCAGGGCATTTCCTACTCGGCAGGCAACGTGGCCTACGCGTCGATGTCGTCGGGCGCAACGTCAACCACCCTGGTTGCCCCAGGCGCTGCCGCGAACCCTTCCATAGGTGCCGTAACGAACACGACTGTCGTGTTGAACTGGTCGCCGCCGTCCACGGGTGGGGCGGTGTCAGGGTACACCGTGCAATATCGCCTCAGTGGCACGACCACCTGGTCGAATTCCGATGCCGCTGGGTTGGCTACGACCTTCGCGATCACGGGTCTGCAAGCGTCCACTGCATATGACTTCTCAGTGATTGCGGGTAACGCGGCCGGTAATGCCCCGGCGTCAAGCATTGTTACCGGAACGACCGGTGTGGCAACCGGACTTGCGCCTGGCCAGGTGACCGGGCTGGCGGCAGGCGGCGCCACCAGCAGTGCCCTGACACTGACCTGGTCTGCTCCCACCAGTGGGACCACCCCATTTACGTATACAGTCGATTATTGCTTAGTCGGTTCTTCACCGTGGACCACCTTTGCTTCCAGCGTGTCCGCACTGACCGAGACGGTGACAGGTCTCTCCGCCAGCTCTACCTATGGCTTCCGTGTGACAGCATGCAACGCGGCTGGTTCAGGAGGCCCGTCCGCCACAGTGCAGCAGAGCACGCTGTCGTCCGGGACATCCGTCAGCGGAATCACCTGGAACATGATCCCGGGTGGATCCTACACCGCGGGCAATGGTTCAATTGGCGTGAACGCCCATGTCACACCGTCAACCGCGCCGATCCAGTTCGGATTTTCCAATTCGTCAACAATACCGCCGGTCAATTGGATCGCCGGCACGTACGTCAATTCCGATCTGTGGGGCGCATATGTGACGATCCCTGCCGCCTCCGGGACTTGGTATGCATGGGCCGAAGGACTGGATGGCAGTGACCCGACCGTCCTGCCGACGCCATTTACGGTGACGTAATGAGCGTCGCGTTTGTTGCCCCAGGCGTACCG